GTCGCGGCGAATGATCCAAAGCTGACGAAGGTGATCGAAGAACTGGAGCGTGGTGCGCTCGCCGTTGATCCAAGGGCTGATGTACTGGGTAATCATTGTCGTTGTTGGGTTGTCGTTGCTGAACGAGCAAAACCAAATCACAACCGAACCGCTTTGCCAAGCTCTAATCTGAAAACATTTTCTCCCGTTTCGTAAGTCGCGCATCTTCAGCAACTTACGCAGGAAGAAAGTTTCACCATTAAACGTCGAGCGCGTCCGAAAAAGCGTTTGAACCGAAGTCGCAGCTGATCGGTTCGTGCTTCGCTGCGAGGTAGAACTGCGCGATGATGTCCGCGTTCTCCAGCGCAGCGCGTCCGAGGTACAAGTCGAATTCCGGTCCGGTAAGCCAGAGCTTCGCGATGAACGGCGAAAGCGGCTGCTTGCCTGACTGCGCGGAGGCTGCGTCAACGAAGAGCGCGAACCACGCGACGCCCTCGCGTGCTTGCCGGTCCCAGCGGTTCGCGACGAGACGGATGTAGTTGCCCGAGACACCGCTCGGCATCGTGAAGGTTTTTTGGAAAGCCATTTTAGGAATAGTCCACCAACTGAATTGAGAAGCGCTGATTGCCCGCTGGCACGTTCGTTCCGTCCACGGTGCGCAGGTTGAAGTATGAAGTCGTCGAGGAGTTGCTGACGTTGTCGAAATCGTAGACGCCGACGATGTTCGAGTCGCTTGCGCATTGAATCCAGCCGGCGTCCGGTTTCGCGCTGAAGCCTCGGTTCGTCGTGTCGACGTTGATCGTCTCGGTCGTCGATCCGCCTGTCAGGCTTTTCACTTCGCTGACCTCGTATCGCACGTTGACCTGCCTCGTCGAAGATCCGCCGCCTGTCTTGAATCCGGTGACCTGCACGTTGCTCGCGGACTGCTCGGTCATGTTGCCCGCCGCAAGCGTCGCAACCGCCGAGTCGTTGATGTTGCCGTAGCGCAGCCAGCTGCTTCCGTTGCCCGTCCGATCGATGGCGCGCACGCGAACGTAGCCAGCAACGAGCGACGTGTTGTAGAACGTGAAGGAGAGCAGGTCGGTACGGTAGAGCGCCGCAGTTCCTCGACCGTCGTCCCATGCGTAATCGGTCGCGCCATCGCTGTCGCTCGACGTCGCTTTGATCTCGTAGTAAGCGATGTCCTTGTCGCTCGGCGCGCTCCAAGTGATGCGCGAGCCGTAGCGGAGAACGCCGGTCGAACCGAGGACGTTCGGAGCGACGCCGTTCTTCGACGCCGCGATTCCTGTCGGCGCGCTGGGTGTCGCGCTCTTGTTCGGAGCCATCCGGCTGATCGTTGTCGAGACCGACGAGAGCACGCCGAAGTTGGAAATCGCCCGAGACGCAAATTCGTAGGTGACGCCGCAGGTCAGGTCGTCGATTGAAACCAAATACGAGACCGCCGAGTTGATTTGATTTCCGAGAATCCAATCGTTCGCTCCGCTGCGCCGATAGAGGATGTCCGTCGCGATCGCGTTAGCCGAAAGCGGAGGAGCCGTGAGTGAGATTCGCGCAAACGCGCCACCGTCGCTCGCTAGATAGGTCGTCTCGCTGACGTATTGCGGCGCAGCCGGTGTCGTTGGTGCGTTAGGATCAACGCTGCCTCCGCTCACGTAGGTCGGAACGGCGGTAACCGCCGCGCTGAATCCTGAAACGTTTTCAAGCGCGTCGTAGGCGTTGACCCAATACCAGTACGTTGTGCCAATCGAAACCTCCGTATCGACAAAGCGCGAGGCGCGGACCTCGGCGATCTTGTTCGTCGAGGCGTTGGCGGGAGTGACTCCAGTCGTGTTGCGATAAACTCCGTACTCCGAAAGGTCCGGCTCCGTGTTGTCGTCCCAGTCGAGCGAGACCGCTTTTCCCGTGCCGACGCTTGCCGTGAGCGAAGTCGGCGCAGCCGGTGCCGTCGTATCCTTCGCAACGGTCACGCCAGCGGTGACGTAGCTCGTCGAAACGCCGAAGTAGCTTTGCCCGTAAATGCGGACGTCGTAGGTTGTGCCGATGCGAACGTCCGACGAGATGTAGTCGATGACTTGGTCGCCGTTGATCTTCGACCACGTGAGATAGGTAGTAGCGTTGCCCTGCTTGTATTCGATGATGACCTGCCCGCCGGACTGGATGAACTGCTCGCTCGGAGCGGACCACGCCACCTTGATGCGCGGCAGCGCCGTGCCGTCGGCCTGAATCAACTGCGTTGTGCCGTCCGCCGTCAGCGTGAGGTTGGTCGGCGCGCTCAACGTGAACGGATCCGGCAACGTCGTCGGAGCCGCGTCCGCCATATTCTCTTGGTCGTCAACGGTCCAGTCATAGACCGACGAGGCTGTTTCGCGCATCGTCATCTCAATCGCAAGCTGCGGCGGGTTGCCGTCGCTGACGAAGTGCCATTCGATCACCTCAAAAACCTTCGCGCTCCATCCGAACTTGGAGAGCGTGATCATCACGGTGTCTCCTGCGCGAACTTGCATCGCATCTAAGCGGAACCGAGCCGTGAAGGTGATTTCCTGCCGAGCGCGGCGAAGTTCAATTCGAGCGAGACGTTGCGCGGCGCTGCTGCTTGTCGTCATCGGCAAAACGACATCGCGCCAGTATCGCACGTTGTTGTCCTGCGTCAGAAATGTCGCCGATGTCTGCGGCGGGAAGTCGGTCGGTTGCCACTCGGATTTCTCGGAGACGAAGACGCCCTTCACTGCATTGACGCGGTCGCGAGCGCTGGTCTTCGTCTGCACGCTGATCGGTCCAGCGAAGTCGGAATCAGTCAGGGTAACAGTCGGAATTCGATAACCCGCAGCGTAAGGAATAATACGACCGCCGGAATAAGCGATCAGCCCGCCCATCGCCGAAAGCAGCTTGCCGATGTTTCCATCGGGCGACTCCGAAGTGTAGAGCACGCCGTTCGTCTCGTAGCGGTTCTCGTAGTGCGGAGAAGCCTTCGGCAAAACCTGCACCTGCTCGTCGCAGATGTTCGCGGCAGCAGAGAAAGCCGTGTCGTCGATCTCGGTCGAAGCCATTCCGAGTCCGTAGGTCGAGTCAGTCAGGTAGTCGCGCAGGCAGAGCGCGGCGTTTGCGGAATAGGCGGTCGTCGTCGTGCGCGGATCGTACACCTTCTTTCCCTTGACCATCGCGCTGATGCTCGGAATGCCGTTGACGAAGATTTGCTCGTTCCACGTCAATCGCACGTAAAGGTAAGCGATTCCGCGCAGGCGATGATCAGCGGTCCATTTGCCGTTGGTCAGCCCAGCGGTAGCGGCCTCAAGGTTAGTTTCGACGGTCTGGGTAGGGCTTCCGAGCTTCTTGTAGATTTCGGCGTAACCGGCGAACCTTCCGATTGCCGCGCTTCCCGCTCCAGTCAGGGCGAGCTCGTCGTTGAAATACACCTCCTCGATGTCCGCGACCTCATGTCCCGCCAGCGCGATGACGAGGTGAAGGTATTCGTTTTTCGTTCCGGTCGTGCTGATGTAGACGACCACGCCGGATGTTTTTGTTTTCCCGTAGACGATCTGCCGAGCCGCGATCGGCGAGCGCACCATCTGCGTGCGGTTTGCCAGCGATGCGTCGTTGAAGCTCGGCATCTTTGGCGCGAGCAGTTTGCTTGCCGCCATCGTCGCCGCAGTCACGGCGATGAACTTCACGACGGCGTAGGTCGAAATCAGATTCGTCCCGAAGGTAGCCGAAATGAAGAGCGCCGTCTGATAGATTGCCGCAAGTGCTGCTTCCATGATTTAGAGTTTCCAAGCCGCTTCTGCATCTAGCGTGCGTGGGAAAACCAGACCGCTTTTGCCGACGAGAGCGCAAACGTCGCCGAGGCAAACGCCCAGCGCGTGTCCTCCTTGCATTGCAAACGCTACAACGTCTCCGCGCTGCGTAGTGCTGATCGTGATCGGTCGAAGATGCCCGAGCTTTTCGGCGACCTGAAGAACGCCTCCGAGTCCTGCAAGGATGCGAGTCGCGGCAAGTGCCGACGAGTAACGCCCGCGCAAATCCGCCGCTAGGTCAATTCCGCAGGCTCGGTTGATCCAATCGGCTGCAAAGAGGCAGCAGTCATTTTGTCCCCACGCAAAAGGCTTGGAGCGACGTTCCTCGACGAAGCTCGCAAGCAGCTTCGGCCAGTTGTCGTGGCGCGTCATTCGTAATTCTGCTTGCTGGTGTCTCCTCCGGCATCCCAGTTCGCTGGCTGCGTCTGCGACGGATTTCCCCAGTACACGACCTTTTCCTGAATGTCGTTCACAAATTCAAGGCCGAGGTCGCCGGCATAGAGTTGCTGCTGCTCTTCGTCGGTGTATCGCACCTCTCGCGGGCGCTTGAAGTCCATGAGCTTCGATTCCGCCGTGACGATGATTTCGGCTGACTGCCCGTCGTCGCTGATCTGCATCACGTCCATCCGCCCAGAAAAGACCGTGACCGGAGAAGAGATCAGCGTGCCAGCCGTAGGAGATAGTGCTCCGAACATCACCGAGCACTCGCGGCCTTGGTAATTCTCGGTCAGCGCGATTGCCACGTTCGCCGTAGGAACGCCCGACAACTTCATGCTGATGCCGCGAGCGGCAAGGTCGGTCGTTTCCTCGACGGGAGAAATCGTGCCGAGCGTTCCCAGCCCGTAATACGTCGTCGAATTGTACGAGAGATTCCCGTAGCCCGTCCAAAGGTTGACCGGCGTCGAGAAGTTCAGCGACGCCATCAGGATAGGCGACAACTGCGCCGTCGTCACCTCCGTGACCATATCGGCGGAAAGCGTGCGGCCTGCGGTCGTGATGCTCATGTCGCAACGTCCTCGACGATTCCGAACGCAACGCCGTAGATGTTAGCGTTGTCGATCGACCAGTTGGTCAGCGGTTCAGACAAGCGGAAAACGCCCTTGGCGTTGGTGTAGGTGATTGCGGTTCCGGCTGCGTAACTCGAGCGCAGGACCGGAAAGAGATCGACGCTGCTTGAGGAGTTGACCTGCACAACCTTGTAGAGCGAGGTCGAGATTTGCAGCCAGTCGCCGACCGCAAAGGTTCCGGTCGCTCCGGAAATTCCAAGGGTCGAAGTGTTAGCGGAGCCGCTGGCGACGGTCAGGGTTCCCGTGACGCTGCCTCTAGGCGAGGTGTTCGCGTAGTCCTGAAAGTAAAACGTGCCACGTTGCGCCGCGAGCAAGAAGCCGATCACCGCCTCGGCATCGGCTCGGACCATCGGCGGACACTCGACTTGTCCCATCCACGCCTGACCGGACCAGTTGTACTGCTGAATCTGAAACGTGAACGGCGAGACATTGCGCGAGGTCGCGCTGAAGCCAGAAAGCGAAAGCCGCGAGACTCGGAACGGCGACGGCGGCGTGAGCGGGTAGGTGATGGCCATGATCGTCAGGCGAAGGCTGCGCGGTAGGCGCCGCCACGGCGAACCATGTCGGGAATCTCGGCTTTGAGGCGGCGACGTTCGGATTCGAGGAGCGGTCCGAGTTCGGCGCGACTGACTCCGCTGGCAATGTTGTAGGTGATGTTGATTCCGCCGCCGCCCATAGTGGCACCGGAGAGGTTGTCGTTGCTTACGATTGAGCCGGAGGAACGAGGAACGAAAAGCTCCGGTCCTCGTTCTCCTACGATGTACGGATTGCCTGCGCCGACCGGACCGCCTTCGGCGCGGAATAGGTTCTTGAAGAAGCTGCCGAGGCCGGTTCCAAGCGGAGCCGTAACAGCCTCGCGGAACGCCATACGGAGAAGGTCTTGGGCGAGGTTGCGGAGGACTTCGGAAAGTTTTTCTCCTGCGAAGATAGCGTCCTCAAATGATTGCGAAATGATTTCTCCAGCCTGACGAGAAATTTTGGCCGCGGTTGTTTCAATTTTCCCGCGCTCCTTTATTAACTCATTCATTTCCTCATTTACTTTTGTGAGCCTCTCCATTCGAAGAAGCTCTTCTGCGGTAATCGTCTCTGGATCTAAAATTTCTGGAACTCCGAGCGATATGAGTTGTTTTTCTTCCGCAGCAAGAGCGGCCAACTTTTTGGTTATTCTGCCATACAGCTCATCCGCTGTAAGCATCTTATTTACTTCTTCGTCGTAACTTTTCAAAACCGCATCACGCGACTTACTATACTCTTCATTTATTTTTACGGCGAGTTTTCGCTGTTCAATTTCTATTGCAGTCATATCGACTGCACGCATGAGCGTATTCGTTTCTTCAGCTAATGCCGGATTTGATGCGGCATCGTTAACTCGCTCGATTTCATACGCCAATCTCGCGAAATGCTGCGCTGGTGTTTCTCCAACAGCTTGAAGTTCTCTCGTTAATTTCCCTAGTTCTTCATCAAGCTCTTTAATTTTTTCAGTATCTCGTTCGACGCGAAATTTCTCTGCCAGTTCAGTCGATTCGATCTTCGTCACTCCGGTCAAACTATCCTTTAAATCAAGGACAGCATTGACCGCGTTTGCTACTCCCATCTTGAGCGACTGCATCACGGAGTCCATTGCTCCGGTTGCCCGCGTGACTTTGTCGAGTTCCTCCTTGGTCGCTCCGAATTTCTCGGACTCTTTCTCAACGTCGCGCAGCGCGTTGTTGAAAGCCGTCAGAGCCTTCTTTGCCGACTGAAGACCCAAGAACCCACCAATTGCAACTCCGGCCTTGCCAATCGCTCCTTGCAGCTTGGCGAGAGATTGCTGAACCGAGAGGAATGCTTGGCGCGTTAGGTCCAGCGCCCTGATTGCAATGACGGCTTCAGCCATGAGATCGTTTGATTGAGTTTTTGTGCGCTAGATACGCGAGCCAACCGTCGAGTTCGGATTTCGGCATCTGCAAGACCTCGCTGGCAAATTTGCCGAGTAGCTCCGCGATGGCGTACACGGCGAGGAAGTCGGCAGCTTCCCCGCCGTGGATCAGTTTTTTATCTGATCTGCCTTCGGTGCGTCGTCCGATAGGATCGCGTTGGCGACGCGGGCGATCACATTGGAGTCGGCTTTGTTCAGCAGCGTCAGGCGATGGTCGATGTTGAACAGCTTTTCGCCTTTCTCATCGGTTGCCTTCATGATCAGAACATCGACGAGGAGCTCCATGTCATTCTCGCGGCTCTTCTTGTAGAGCTTGTTTTTCTCCGCGAGCGTAACGGGCGTCGAGTGGATGGTGAGTTTCCACTCGGGAACTTCGATCGCCTTCGTGCCGAGGCTGCTGAAATGGTCTCTTACGAGGTCAATGGCTTCCACGTGTCACCTCAAACGGTTGCGACCGACAGCGTGCCGTTGCCCTCGATCGTGATGCTGCCCTCGACCATCCCGTCGAAGGCCGCGCTCACGTCGAACTTGGTGACGATGCCGCCGCCCGTGTAGTACGTCGCGACGGTCGTGGTGCCCTCGGGATAGAGGTTGACGGTCACGCTGGAGCCAACGGTGAGCGCGATTTGACCCGCGTCCTCCAAGTCCCAGTAGAGATCGCCGTTCACGCTCCAAGTCTTGAGGGTCGCCTTGCGCGTGCGGAAGGTGTCACCGATGACGGTGTCCTCCACGGTGTCGGACGATTGAGCGAGCGCGTAGTTGCGAAGCTCGCCGATGGTGGTGCTGGAGAGCTTGATGATGCCCTCGCGGCCTAGATGGTTAGCCATTTTAGTCGGTGGTTAGATAGATGCAGTTGAAGGTGTGGCGAGCGACTCCCCATTGCCGGTCCTCGTCGGGTTCGATCACATAATTCACCTTCGTCAAATGAAGATCGCGGCAAACGCCGCCAAGGGTGACATCTGCCAAAACCGCCGCCTCGACCGCCGCGCTTCCGGTGTCGAGCAGGTCGTCGAGAATCGTGCTCGCCGTCACCGCCGTGAAGTAGTCAACCGAGACCTCCAGCGTCCGGTATTGCACGCGGTTGTTCGGAGCAAGCGAGCGAACCTCGACGTCCTCGGTTACCGCATAGACCGCGCAGGCCGGAAAGCTCACCGACTGAAGCGTGCGGTCCCGCCCGCGCAGCAGGTTAGCAGTCGGAACGACGGAGGCTCCGGTGATTGCGCTGCCGATGGCGTTGCGAATGTCGGTGCGGGTGCTCATCTCAATAGCTGCCCTTGGCAAGTTTCGTGAAGCCGAGGTTGATCGCGAGCTTCTGCGCGGCTCGGTCGATCTTCTTTTCTGTCACGCGGATGC